ACCCCCAACTTTGCAGGGCCAGATGTAGCGTAATATCCACCCCATACACCGGAGCTATTTTTGGAACCTGATCAACTAAAAGACCAGCAATATCATATAGTTGTATGCGAATTTAGGTCTTAGTAGTACCAGATTTGGGACTAGGTGTCGTATATTTGTAGATAAATAGCGAAGTTATTATTTGTAACGTACTGATTTAGAAGGGATTTGCAAAGAGGTTTGTACTTATCGGGTATGTTCGCGTGTAGTTAGGTGCAGAAGTGCAAGGTAGTATTAGGTTCTGAAGGATAAAAGAACCCCAGTAAAGACCTATAACAGATCTAAACTTGGTTCCTTTTACCCTTAGTCGCATTTAGGACTTTGGATAGTCTGCAATTAACGCTTTATGCAAACTCGACTGCCTTCTACTAGCGTGTAGTCCACCCCCTGTTCAGTCTTTAGAACTCAGATGCGCCGTGGGGTATCTTTTTGCGCTTTAAGTCTTGAGCGGTGAGGGAGGCTTTCGCCGGACATATCCTTCAAGACCGAGACCACTATGTACGCTATTGCATATAAAGATATATTTCTCTATATAAACTTTACTAAGTGATCACAATAAGTATACATTAACCTTTAGTAACCTGCATCTAAATTGTCACCTTTTTAGCGTTTTTTATTGCTATTTTGCATCTTTTTTGCTATATATTTTACAGCTCCGATTTTAGTCCCTATACTGTCTTGGTCGGCTACCCCTCTCTCAGGCCGACTGCTTCTCTCTAGTGTTCGCTAGGGGGAGGCATTAAAAATAACGACGCGCTGCTCGCATTCGCTCGCAGATAGGAATAGGTAAAGATATTGGAGCTTAGTGAGAATACGGGCATAACGATACCAATCAGAAACCTAGTGGCTATGATTGTTTTTACCTGTGTATCTACTATGGCTTACTTTAGCGTTCAAGAACGACTAAACATTTTAGAGCACGCCTTAGACAAGACGCAGATAGATATAAGCCAAAATAGTGAGTTTAGAGTAAAATGGCCGAGAGGTGAGCTAGGATCACTTCCTGCTGATGCTAGGCAAGATATGCTTTTAGAGTATATTAGTGATCAGCAACAAAAGCAAAACAGCTCTACTGAAAAGTTAGTAGAATCGATTACCGACTTAAAGCTACGTATAGCCGCCTTAGAGACTGGCGTAGAACTAAAAAGAAACTAAAGAGGTTGCCAGAGTAATGCTACAAGCTCTAATTGGCCCAGTATCTTCTCTCTTGGAGAAGTTCGTACCAGACAAAGATCTTCGCAGTAAGCTATCTCATGAGATCGCTACTATGGCGGAGAAGAACGCGCACGAGCAGATTAAAGCGCAGCTAGACATTAACAAAACAGAAGCACAACACAACTCATTATTTGTTAGCGGCTGGCGACCTGCGGTAGGCTGGACTTGCTGTTTAGGTATGGCGGCTAACTTCTTAATCATTCCAATGACTAACTTTGCTTTAGCGTTGGCCTCATCTAACATAACAATCCCGTTAATAGATTTAGAAACTATGCTGCCAGTCTTGCTAGGAATGCTTGGACTTGGTGGTATGCGTAGTTTTGAGAAGTCTAAGGGCGTATCAAGGAAGTAATATGAGTCTTGACACCAAATTCACACCAGCGAACGTAATAACAATATTTTTAACAGTAGCTTTTGCGCTAATGGCGTGGCAAGATGTAAAAGGTCAGGTTGAGGTTAACTCCCTATCCATAGATAAAGGTCAGATTGTAGCAGAAGAAATGAGGGATGATGTACACACACTAAAAGTTGATGTGGCTCTATTGAAGCAAGATTCAATCAATGCAGCGGCATCAAGAGAAGAGATCAAGGCTAACCAGGCCGAAATAATTAAACTTCTTAGGAATAAAATTTAATTGGCCTTAATTACTGATCTAATCACAAAGAAGCAAAGAAATACAATAGATCATAGCCGAGTCGCTTGCTTCTGCGATACTAGCTCGACTAATGCGCTTGCTCAATGTCAGGCGTATTATGCTGCCTATCCAGATTTAAACCCAGACCTTATATTCCAGTATGACCTTTCTACTGCTGGGGCTAAAACAAGAGAGACTGCTTGGGAGTTATGGGGAAAAGACTGGTACGATCTTATTGTGTCAAATAACATAGAAGGAATTTGCTGCAATCCAGAGTTTGATACTGACTCACCTCTATGGCCTGGATATAGCGCTTTAAACGTATTGGGCGACATACTATCTTTAAGAAGAAGTATGTTAGTAGTAGCCCCGATAAATCCAGATGTTTTTAACCCTGCCAGCCCAAGAGTTACGCCAACACCTTATAGTAATTCACAATACCCATATCAATTTGTTAGCTGGTACAGTTTTGGCGGAATAAGAAAAGATGGCCCCGTTCCTCCGCCTAACCCTTTTGTTCCTGAGTCTATAATCTCGGCTGAAGGAGATAACGCTTACGATTATACGATACCTGGAGTTGTTCCAGAAAACAAGGAATGGGATTATAGTAGCGGAATGCTTTCTGGGGAATGGGATCTTTCCAGAGATTATTTAGGGCAAAAAATTATATATATTCCTACATGGCGGATAGGGTGGAAATCTATCTCCCAGAACCCATCAGAAATAACTACATCAGAAATAACTGCTATGGTTGAAAGGTCTATAGCAACAGCAGGAAGTATAAAGTCTCATATAGATAAACCAATAGTTACTAGCTCAAGACAAAGAGTTTCTGATCAATATTTTATTGGTCAGGCTATGTTTACAGATACTATATTCAAAGACTTAGGCTTTACAAATGTAAAATGGGGCTATTCTAAAGATCAAGGCGGAGTAAGTATATTAAACTCTTACAACACTAAGTTAAACACTAACAACTACGATCCAGATGAAACATCAAATACAAATGTACAGTTTACACTTGACAACATTGCTGGTACGGTTGGAAATCAGTACAGAGATCTAGGCCCAAACTATTTAGTAGAGGATAACTACAAATGGCACGCTCATAATACAAATACATTTCCTATGCCAGTGTTTACCTATGTAGGTGGGTGTTTAGTAAACATAAACGTAAATACAAATGGTTCATGGTGCGATGGTGGAGCGGATGCTGTCTTTGATATACAAGATGGAGCTGTTTTGTTTGAAATGACATCTCATTTCTTGCAGTATGCTGGATGGGCTATAAAAAATGGAGCATCAGCAGTTCATGGGTCTTATGCTGAGCCTCTAGCTTATCAAGTAGACAGCGGTGGTAACTTTGCATCAAATTTATTAAAGGGAAATCAAGTAGCAACTTCCGCAATTTTTGGTATGTCTTCATCACCAAGAAATATAGAAGTTTGGGGGGACGGTTTAGCCGCTCCGTATTACAACGAATCAGAAGAAGAAAACAATATGAACAATGTAAAATTTGAATTAGTAGCTGGCAAAGCCTCGGTGCAGTATTTTACTTCGAGCTTACCACCCGTGACAACTGCTGGCACAGGTCATCAAGTTGGGGACGTTATTATTTTCAATGGTAGCGAAGCCGGTTCTGGCATTAAGATACAAGTTGCAACGATAGATGGTTCAGGCGGAGTCGCTACATATCTTTGGATTTGTGGCGGTTTAGGATTTGCAAACAGCGAAGTCTTAACGCAGTCAAGAACTACCGGCAGCGGCATCAACGCAGTATTGACCCTTTCTAACAATATAACAACTCAATTTTCACCAGTTGGGTTTGGCTTTTTTAGTGATCCTTTGACAAGCGCCGTTAGCGTTGCCGCTGGTGGCAATAACTCGACTTTATATAATAGCGCAGGTGTTGAGTTTGCATTCTCTCAATTTAACCCAGATATTCCAGATGTACATGCACTGATAAGCAATCCGGCATCCAACGGGTTTGGAAGACCACAATCAATTGGTTTATGGGTTGAAGGTGACATAGCATCTTGGCCCTATGGTGACAATGTTGTGTTTTATTTTAATGGCGTTGCATACCCATTCCTAGAGTCTTATATCACTGAAGGCTCTGCGGTTTGGGCAAACTCCGCAGTAACTTTAATACCTGGATTTAGTCGTTTAGAATGGTTAACAGATGTAAGCAAAGCCCACCCAGCACCAATTATTATTGAAGGTGATAAAATTGGAATGAGCCTGACAGTACCGGAACGCCAATCATCAAAATCAGTTATCTCACGATCAGTAATTTCACACAACACAGAATCATAAGGAAAGAACAATGGCTTCAGCAATATACATAGCATCAGGAACAGCAGCAGCAACAGGGGCTGACTTTCCTTTAAACGCAGGATCTTCACGACTATTTTACTGCAAACCAGCATTAGGCTCTAACGAGTCTTTAACTTTAGACATTAAAAATGTTGACGGTACTTACACTCAGGTAGGCACTCTAGCAAGCGCTGGCAACCAAGCTGGTACAGTTACAGCAACAGGCGCTGGGACAAGTACATTTAGAGTAAGTCGATCTACCGTTAGCCCAGCAAAGACTGTATACTTCGATTGATGATTAAACGACAAAAGAAAAGAAAGTTAACAAAGCAGCAGGATAAGTTTGTTGATCTTATGGCCCGTGGTTATCACGAAGGCCGAGATCCTACAAAAATGACTGTAATGGATGCTTTTCGTCTTGCGGGGTATGCACCGGATAACGGTAATGCGTATCGTTTATACAAAGACCTAAAAGATATAATCAAAGAGCGAAGGGATGATCTGGTTGAAGAAAACCAGGTTGCCTCTTTAGCAACTAAGATTATTGAAGATATAATGGTTGATCCAGATAATCGACCAGAGATACGTTTAAAAGCGGCTCAAGATATTCTGCACAGAACAGGCCATGATAAGCCTAAAGAAGTAAATGTTAACCAAACCGTATCAGACCTTTCTGATGCAGAACTTGATGAACAACTATCGGAACTGATCGAATCATCTACTAATGTCAAACAACTTAAACAAGGCTGAGAAAGAGAAGCTCCTTCAATTAATGAAGGAGAAAGAAGAGAGGATTCTATTTAATCAAATAGGACAATGGACTCCCTATGGCTGGCAGGAACTACTGTCTAATGCTACAGAGGAGAACAATCAGTGTTTGGCAATGGCGGGCAACAGGGTCGGTAAGACTTATACTGGAGCTAGAATTACCGCTTGTCACTTGACGGGTAAGTACCCAGACTGGTGGGAAGGCAAGCGATTTACCAAGCCTATTAACGCATGGGCAGCGGGTGCTAGTACAGTTACCACACGGGACATCTTGCAGAAAGAATTGCTAGGTGATCCTGTGAATCTATTAATGCGTGGCTCTGGGGCAATACCTAGAGATTGCATAGTTGATGTGGTCAGAAAGCCGCAGATACCTAATGCAGTAGAGAGTATTGTAGTTAAATTCCACAATGCCTTTGGCGTTCATATAGGTGAGTCAGTAATCTCGTTTAAGTCATACGAGATGGGTGAAGAGAAGTTCATGGGTTCTTCGCTTGATTGGATCTGGCTAGATGAGCAGCCAGCACAGAACATCTATACTCAGTGTTTGACAAGAACACTTGATAAGCGTGGGTTCGTTATGATGACGTTCACACCTGAAAGCGGTATGACTCCTGTTATTCAGCAGTTTATGAATGAGAGGAAAAAAGGTCAGTTTCTAGTTCAAGCTGGCTGGGATGAGGCTCCTCACTTAGATGAAGATGCAAAAGAGCAGATCCTAGCCCAGTACCTCCCTAATGAGCGGGAGATGAGAACTAAAGGCCAGCCGGTATTTGGTAGGGGCATGGTATTCCCATACACTCTCGATAAACTTGTGGTCGAAGATTT